AATACACCACCATCACCGCTTCCGCCAAGTTGTAGCGTACTATAGCCATCTGTGGCTGTATTTGTAATGCGTAACGCTAAATTCTGTGCAGCAGCAGTTCCACTAATTTCAACTTTTGCTCCAGGACTAGCAGTACCAATACCCACGTTCTGTGAAGTATCAATCGTTACAGCCGTGGTTGTGCCGTTGGTGGCGAGTTGCAGTACGCCTGACGTATCAGCAGATAGGTTTAGTGATGTGCCGCTGGTAGTTCCAGCACTTACGATACTAGCCATTATTTAGCTCCTTCTAATTCAGCGATGCGGACTGCTTGTGCATCTACGACTGCTTTGAGTTCTTGGATAGCGGCTGTTAGTGTAGCTACTAAGAAGCTAGTGTCGATGCCTTGTGGTTTGATTCGTGTTTGCTCATTACCATCTTCATCTGTGTAGGTTTCTACTGCATCTTTTTCACCAGTAACCGCATCAGGCACTACTTCTGCTAATTCATGGGCAATAAAACCTTGACCATCAGAACCATCTAATTTCCATTTATATGTAACAGGCTTTAGTTGTGCTACTTTAGCCAAAGCACCTGTCATTGGTGTAATGTTTTCTTTTAATCGGTAATCAGAAGAAGTTACATAAGATGTGTTACTTCCAGTAGAAGTAATAGACCCAACATTAGACCCGTTATATGCCCAATTTCCAAAATAAACAAGACCTGTTGTATTTGAGTATGTTCCTTGATAGCAAGTTCCTGTAGCTGTTGATGTTTCAGCATCCATTGCATTAAGACCAAACACATTAAATTTAACTACTGATGGATTATTTGTTCTTCCAACTAACACATTACCACTAGAGTCAATACGCATCTTTTCTGCGGTATTTATTTGAAAAGTTGTACTAACGGCTGAGTTAATTATTCCACTTGTTCCATCAGTTAAGAAAGTACTAATTGTTGCTCCATCTGATGTTCTGGCAAGTTGTAATTCTCCATTTGTGCCAGTAACACCTATTCTTGTAGTTCCAGCAACTTGTAGTTTTGTTGCGGGACTACTAGTACCAATACCGACATTACCACTATCAGGTTGTAATGCTAAATCCGCACCACTTTGCAGAATTGCTGTTGATGACGCAACTAAACGACCAATCTTAAACCAAGAAGAACCACCAGATAATAAATTTATAATATATCCAGTATTTGTTGCGTTCGCATTATCAATAGCTAAACCAAACGCATAACTTGAAGGTGTTGATGTACCAATACCTAAACTACCACTAGAATCAATACGCATTGACTCAGTACCACCTTCTGTAAAGGCAATAGTGTCGGCTGCTGGGAAGAAAATACCTGTGTTGGTATCGCCTGAGTTTGTAATCGAAGGGGCAGCAGCAGAGCCGTCTGCAAACTCAATAGTCTGCGCACCGCCAGTAACGACTAGGGTTCCTGTGCTTGCGGGTAAGGTTAGGGTGTTGGTCCCTGCTATCGCTGGGGCAGCAATAGTTATTGCACCTGATGTATCGCCTGTTACGACTATGCTTGCCATATTATTTCCTTATAGAACTACCCAGCGAGCTCCGCTGGCGACGGTTACTGATTGTCCGCTTGCTACGGTGACGGGACCAGAAGACATTCCTGAATTTCCTGCAGCAATGGTGTAGCTAGTAGCTACTGTTTGACTGTTTACAAAAATACCGTTGCTGGCAACTACTGCACTAGCCTTAAACTCTCCTGTGCTTGGTTTGTAGAGTAACTTAGCGTTGGATGTAAAAATACTTGTTGCTGTGCCAGTCGTTGCACTTAAAAATGTTGGAAAAAGGTCACTTGCAGTAGATGTGTCATTGCTAATTGCAGAGCCACCAACAGACGACCATGCTGTGCCATTATGACCTTCAAATTCGTTTGTTTGAGTGTTAAATCGCAAATAACCTGAAACACCCGTTGGGCGAGCGGCTGTGTTGCCTTTTGGTATTAAAATTGCGTCTGTGCCAACCAAAGCAGTAGTTACCGCTGGGGAGGCTGTACCAACTCCAAGTCTTACGTTTGCATTATCAAAAGTTAGGTTTGCAGAATCTGCTAACAACCCATTTGTTGTGGCATAAGGAATACGACCAGAAGTTAGGCTTGAGTTAGTTAAGGAAGTTACAGCGGTTACAGCAGCAACCACGTTTGTACCGTTATTAAACACAAACATGGACGTACCGGCGGGGACGGCAATACCTGTACCTGTGGTGTTCTTGACTGTTACTGCGTCTGCTAATCCATTATTAATAAGATACAGTTTTTCAATCTGACATCCAGAACCAAGGATTAAGTTCCTTGCCCCGCCAGAAGTACCTGTTAAATTAAGCCGTAAATTGCGGGCTGTTTGGGCTGCGTTTGTGTCCGTTAGTGTAACTGTAACATCCGCACTAGAAAAAGCTACATCTGCAGAACCTGTAATAGCCTCTTCAATGGCCGTACCAAGGTTGGTATTGGTAGTATTACCCCATGTTCCCGACTGCTCGCCAGTAGCAATAAGCTCTATTTTTAGCGGTGAAAAGGTGGATGGCATAGTTAGTCCTTATACAGTCGTTATTTCAGTCCAGGTAGGGTTCTGGGAGTCATCTACCTGAGTCCAACTTGCGGGCTGGTCATCATTGATAGCAGCCCACGTAATCGTTTGGTTATCATCAATTGGCTCCCAAAATAGCCTTGCAGTAACTGAATCTGTCGCTGTTAACGATTCTATTACAGAGGCAACAAAAATACTAGAGGGAGTTGAAACTATCACAGCAGCCTTACCCGAATCGGTAAACCCAGCATAGAAGGTACTTCCTGCCGGGTCCATTACGCCTGTTGCCGTAAGGGACTCGTTTATGGCCGCAACAAAGTTCTGTAACGCTTCTACAAGATCGGAAGCTACCCCTGTTTCGCTGACATCAACAAAGTAAGCAAAAGCAGCGTCTAGGGCGTCTGCCCCAGCGGCGGACTCACTTACGGCGGTGGCAAATACCTGCCCAGCAAAAAGGTTGTCTGCTCCAGAAGCTGACTCACTTACGGCGGTGGCAAAGTTCTGGGAAGCGGATACGGAATCCAAGGCTACTGAGGTTTCATTGACTGCAGTACCAAATACCTGGGTCGAGGAGATAGCATCGGTAGCGGTAGCGGTTTCATTGACTGCCGAGGCAAAAGCTTGGGTAGCGGATACGGCATCCGACCCAGCGGCAATATCACTAAAGGAAGCATTAAAGCTACTGCCAGCCACAAATTTGGATTCAGTAGCAACTGCACTTTCGTTGACAGCGGTAGCAAATGTTTGCAGTGCAGCAATATTGTCCGTGGCTACGGCAGTCTCATTGACAGCGGTAGCAAACAACTGGGTAGCACTAAATGCGTCCGTTGTTGCACTTATTTCACTTACGGACACCTCAAACGAGCTTGCAGCCACCAATACCGCATCAGAGCCAGCAGCAGACTCGCTTACGGCCGTACCAAAGGTTTGTGCTGCAGATACGGAATCCGTGGCCGTAGCGGTCTCCGCAACAGCTACCCCAAAGGTTTGTGCTGCAGATACGGCGTCTGATCCGGCGGCTATTTCATTGGCATCTCGGTAATATACCGACATGCCCCATCCGGCTTCGCCCCAGGTGCCTGAGCTCCAGCCGCCGTCTGGCATATTTAGCCCGCTACGAGCTGATCTTGCTCAAACCAACGCTGTTGGGTTGTTTCCCCGTCATTCCACTCAACTAAGTAAGACACTACGCCATCTTCCGACATGCGTAGGGCAATTACTGGGCCTTCTGGAACAACTGCTTTTACCTTTACAACTTCGCCTTTTTTAAACATATTCGTGTCCTTACGCATCCAAACTAAACGTATATGTTACGTTTAGAACATCACCAGAAGCTACTGTGCGGTCTCCAGGAGCTGCAAAATCAGAAGCTGAGAACAATACACCGGTAAAACCACCCTTGGTGTTATTGCTGATTAAAAACGCACCGCCTACAGTCGAGGTAGCGTTGATATTAAACGCTGCTGGAGAGGCAGAATTACTGATAACAGAAGGGTCAGCCGTAGTCGCTGTGCCAAAGGTACAAGCAGGGCGGGTAGCGTTGCTGTAAGGAACAATCTCGGTAAAGCCAGCATGGACTGCTGCAGTATCGCCAGCAACTGGGTTATTAGACGCAGCAGCGCCGTATAAACCAATGAACCAAGCAGCGGTGTAGGTCACGCCAGTAAAATACTTGGTATTCATATCTTGTAAACCTTCGTTTACAACCAAATTAGAGGGCTCTAGCACCCACTTGACATTACCTTGAGCGTCTACACACTCAATCTTATATTTACCCGTAGCACGGGCAGAATCACCAGATTTCATCGCCTTGGTTAAGGTGCTAGAAACCTTGTCCTCAACGCTTAATTTTTCAACTTGCATTTTTAGCTCCTTAAGTAATGCGAATTATTGCTTCGTTTGCGGTATTTGGGGGCATTGTAATGTTAAACACATCTAATGCTCCCGCAGTCTGATCCGTACCAAAATTGTATACGGCAACTGATTTATTGCCTTTACTGCTATTGTATATCAGGGCTCCTCGAGCAGTAAAGGTAACACTGGTCCAGGTTAAGTTATTAAAAGTCACGTAAGCGATTCCACTTCCTGTGCTCAAGATAGTGCCTGTTAAAACCTGCCCTCCAGCAGCATAGGTGCCTTGAGGGGTAACTTCTCCTAAAGCCGTATAAACAAGCGTATTAGGCCCTAGAGTAGCAGAGGAAGTGTAGAGCGCAATCTTAAAAGTGTCCGTCAAAAAATTATGGACGCCTTCTAGGATTTCCCGCTTAAACGAGGTGGTTAGGGTTTGTGTCAACATTCTAGGTCACCGGAACCCTAACTTGACCAGAGCGGTAAGCATCTTGACGCTCAAGGCCGTCACCAAGACGTTTAGCCTGTCCAATGGCTTCAGCGTATTTTTGCTCTACGTTGGCAATTAAGTCAGGCTCGCCTTTCATAAACAAATAAGCTTCACGCAACGAGCCATAGAGCAATACAGGGTCAAAATTGTCGCCCAACCAAGAAGTGTTAGCATCCACAATCGACTGTGGGTAAAAGAAATAATGCAACTCAGCTAAATAGCCACTATTTGGGGTAGGTCCAAGGATAAGGCTCAGCTCATTTGGAAACGTAAGCTGTGACCCAAAGATAGCGTAAACCTTGGGAATACCAGTAGTACTAGGGTTTGGGTAGGCTTCCCTAATATAGTTTACGTCTTTGTTAATCAAATAGTAGTACTCTCCGCTAACTACGATAGCCAAAGAATAAACAGACAAGAAGTCACCAGGAGTAGATAAATACTTATTACCAGAAGTTAAGTTACCTGTAACGTTCTTGCGTAAGGAAGGAAACTGAACGGTGTTATATATGCGCTTTTCTGCTTGCTTTACAAAAACAGGGATATTGTCGTCAAACGTCTGTTCGAAGTTTTCGGTGTAATCCTTGATTGCTTGTTTTAGTTCTAAGTAGTTCATAATCCCGTTGCTTTCATGTTGCCCGCATAAGTTACTGCAATGGTCGGATTAGAAATAGGTACAGGAACCATGCCGTTAGACCCGATAGCGCTGTCTCCAATAACCCCAATATATACGTTAAACGTATCGTCAGGAATTGGGCGAGGTTCTTGCAATGCAATAGCATCTGAGACATTACGGCGTGGCTCCAACTGAGGATGCTTTGATTCATAGCAATATTGGCATGTTTTAAGTCCTTGCCACTCTTTTCGCAAGGCGTTAAGGAAGAATCGTTGTCCGCAACGATCACAGGCACCCCAGGCAAGTCTTCCTTGTGCATAAGCCATTTTAGTAGTTTAGACGTGTGTCAGGAACAGCATAATAACTAGCACTATCCCTGTCAAACTCAGAAATTCTTTTAAAATCCTCTTCGTAGATTTGCTTAAGAAGAACCATACGATCAGGGGCTTTTTTCATTGAAACATAATAAGCCAGCCCTGAAACTAGGCATGGCAAAAACTTAAAGTTTACGTCTGCAGTATTGGTAAAACCACCCGCATCTTGAATCCTGCGAATAGCGTAGTACACAAAAGTATAGGGTTGTGAGTCATCAGGGCAAGGA